GTGTGCGTATCCGTGCGGGCGAGCGGGTCAAGGAACTCGTGGTGGCCCGGGACGTCGGGTATTTCATCCAGAACGCCGTCGCCTGACGCAACTGTCGGTTTCAAAGGAAGGCGGCGCTGTCCGCCTTCTCATCAAACCGAGAGGAGAACAACCATGGCCCGCAAACCATCCAAACCCCGCGACACTGCCGAAGAGGCAGGCAAGACAACCCTCGCACAGGCCATCGCAGCCGGTGCCGAGGCCAGGATACCTGCGGCCCCTGAGGACACGGGGGAGAGCAGGACGCAAGAACCCGCCCCGATGTCCGAGAGCGGGGCAGACGCATCGGGCAAAGTCCCCGGTGCCGGGGGCGCGGGGGCAACGGACAACGATCCGGTTCCCGCGTCTGGCGATCTTCAGCCGTTCGGGGTGCTGGGCAACCTGAACCATGACGGCCGGACCTATGCCGAGGGCGATATCGTGCATCTCGACCCGGCCACTGCAATCACGCTGCAAGAGTGCAACCTGATCATGGTGGACCTGCCCGAAATCGATTTCTGACCCTCCAACGAGACGGATGGAGCGGCAAAGGCCGCGGCGGGGCGGCCCGTTTCATCCCGGCCCCGGCGGAGTGGCGGCTTCGCCGGGGTGCCACCACACACAGAGGAACGGTGCCATGAGCAACACGCCACACAAGGGACTTCCGATCCCGGGTTATCGCCCGCAGAGCGACGATGCCGTCAGCGTGGTCACGGCGAGCAAACAGGCCGAGGAAGGTGTGCTGCGCATGCTGGACGGTCTGGAAGGATTGCCCGGCATCGACCGGCGCTGGCTGTCGATTGGCCGGACCCACATCGAGCAGGGGTTCATGGCCATCAACCGCGCCGTGTTCAAACCCGGGCGCGTGACCCTGCCCGGCGACGGGGACTGACCATGTCCTACGCCACCCTTCAGATGCTGAGCGACCGGTTCGGAGTGCGGCTGCTGATCCAGCTGACAGATCGCGGCGACGTGTCCAGCGGTGTCCTAGACAATGCGGTGCTGGACCGGGCGCTGGCTGACACCGATGCGGAAATCGACGGTCGCCTGAAGGACCGCTATGTGCTGCCGCTGGCCGAAACGCCGCCGCTGATCGCCGATCTGGCGCAGGCCATCGCGATCTACAAGCTGCACATCTATGCCCCCGATCCAAAGATCGAGGCGGATTACAAGTATGCCATGCGGACGCTGCGCGAGATTGCGGATGGCATCGTGCGCCTGTCGGTGGCCGGTGTCGAGGTGACGGGCACCGGCGGTTCCGGCGCCCGCGTGACCGACCGCGAGCGCCCGCTGACACCCGAGACCATGAAGGGGTTCATCTGATGTTGCTGGATCCCACGGTTGCGCGCCTGAAGGCCGAGGTCGCCGGTCTGGGCGGGCGGATCGACGGTGCTTTGCAGCTGAGCGATCTGACCCGCAAGAATGCCCTGCCGCAACAGACGCCCGCCGCCTTCGTGGTGTCGCTGGGTCTGCGCGGCGGCGAGGCCGACGTTGCTTCGGGCGCATTTACCCAGATAATCACGCGGATCATCGGTGTGGTGCTGTTCATTCGCGACAACACGCCCGACGGGCGCCACGCGATCGACGCGTTCGAGGCCCTTGAAAACGACATCGTTTCCGCCATCGCAGGCTGGGCGCCCGCCGATCAGATCGGAGTGTTCCGCCTGATCTCGAGCCGCGCGCTGGCGGAGTCGGCAGGCACGAAAATACACCAGATCGAATTCTCGATCACCGATCAGCTGAGGATTTTCCCATGACCGACAAACTGCCCTCGGGCGGCGGCGCATTTATCCGCCGCGAAAACGGCGATCTCGAGCCGGACGCCGCCACGCGTGACCCCAGACCCGCCACCGTCGAAACCCCTGTGAAACCGGCCCGTAAAGCCCCCGTGAAGGACACCTGAAATGGCCATCAAGTGGAACAACAAGATTCTGCTGGCGAAGATCGAAGCCACCTATGGCGTCGATGCAGTGCCGATTGCAGAGAACGGCGTGTTGGCGACCAACGTCAGCTTCAGCCCGATGGAAGGGCAGGATGTCGATCGCGAACTCGAATTGCCCTATCTGGCGGCAGGGGGCACAATCCCGGCCGATCTGCACGGCAAGATGTCGTTCAATGTCGAACTCGCACCCTCGGGAACGACTGGCGTGGCGCCCGCCTGGGGGCCGCTGTTGCGCGCCTGCGCCTGCGCGCAAACGATCGTCGTCGCCACGTCGGTCACCTACAACCCGGTGACCGACGATCATGAGAGCGTCAGCATCCATTTCTTCATCGGGAGCACCCGTTTTGTACTGTTGGGCACACGCGGGACGGTGACCATGGAATTCAGCGCCTCGGGCATTCCGTACCTGAGGTTCGAACTGACCGGGTTGTTCCGCAAACCAACCGAGGTGACCCGCCCCGGGACGGATCTGACCGCGTTCAGGAAGCCGCAGCTGGTGAACATGGCCAACACGCCTGTGTTTACCATCGGTGGTACGGCGCTGATCATGCGCCGCTGCATGCTGAACCTCGCCAATCAGGTCGAACCCCGGTTTCTGGTGGGCGATGAGAGCATCCTGATCACCGACCGATCCGACGTGCTTGAGGCCACGGTGGTCGCCGTGCCGTTGAGCACGCTTGACCCCTATGCCATTGCGCTGGCCGACGCGACCGTGGCGGTTGAACTGGTGCATGGCACAGGCGCGGGCAAGATCGCGACGCTGGGTGTGCCACGCGCCCAGATGCAGCGTGCCCAGGGGTTGGAGAACGCCCAGGGCATCACCGAATGGCCGCTGCGCATGGTGCCGCTGGCCGACACGGGCAACGACCAGTGGACCCTGACCCTGACCTGATCCCCGAACCAGAACCGAGAAAGGCCCCGGCCCATGTTCAAGCTGCAAAAGAACCCGACCTTTACCCACGCCGTCACCGTTATGGTGCCTGTCGATGGCGGCCATGACCCGCAAGAACTGACCGTGCGCTACCGCGTCGTGGAGATGGAGTCGGTGGACAGGATGATCTCGATGAAAACGCAGGACATCACCGATTTCCTGAAAGCCGCTGTGGTTGAGGTGTCCGACCTTGTGGATGACAATGACGCACCGCTGCCCTGGAGCGATACCCTGCGCGACCGGCTGTTCGCGATCTACTATATCCGCATTGCGCTGGTGAACGGCTATATCCGCGCGGTCATGAAGGCCCGCCTGGGAAACTGACCTGGGCAGGGCGGGCCTGGGCGCAGGGCCGCCTGTTCGAGGCCGCCGCCTGCCCGACAGAGGACCGCCCGAAAGACGATGCCCTGTCTGACGCCGCCCTGTTCGGCATCGATCTGAGTGCGGCCGATCTGTACCCCGGCGATGAGCCGGGAGTGTGGCCCGAGAACATCCCGGCGGTTTCGGCCTTCCTGCGCATCCAGGGTCAGTGGCGCACCTATGCGCTGGGGGATGGTCGGCTGCGGTTTCTGGGGCTGGATTACGGGGCAGCCCGGATCGGTTTCGAGTTGGCAGGCGTCGAGATTGCCCCAGATATCTGGTCGGAAATCCAGATCGTGGAAGCGGCTGCCTGCGCCGCATTGAACGGAGAACGACATTGAGCACCCGCCTGTCCATCCTGATCGAGGCCAACGCCAGTTCCGCCAAGGCCGAACTGGCGGCGACGGCAAAGGCGGCGGATGCGACGACGGCGGCACTGCGCGATCTCAAGTCGAAGTCTGAAGGTGCGGCAAAGGGCGCGGGGCTGTTCGACCGGGCGCTGACACCGGTGTCGCGCGAGCTGGGCACGCTGAACACCAACATGATGACTGCCGCCACGGGCATGGCCGGGATGACGGCCGACATGCGCGGCGCGACGACCGGGTTCACCGGCATGGGAACGGCAACCCGTGACATGGTGCAAGAGGCCCGGACGGCGGCTGTTGCCCTGCAAGCCGAAAGCACCGCATTCGCGAAACTGCGCGCCAGCATCGATCCGACGCGCCGCGCGTCGATGCAATACGAGGCCGTGCTGGGCAACGTGCAGCGCGCGGTATCCAGCGGCGCCGCGACCCAGGCGCAGGCCAACCGTGTTCTGGACATGGCCGAGACGCAGTATCTCGCCACCGGGCGATCCGCCATGGTTCTGGGGCAAAGCACCGGTGGCGCCAGTGCGCAGATGGGTAACCTTGTCGCGCAATTCAACGACATCGGAGTGATGATGATGGCGGGCCAGAACCCGCTGCAGATGGCGATCCAGCAGGGCACCCAGATCAGCCAGGTAATCGGCCCGATGGGGGCGGCGGGGGCCATCAAGGCCCTGGGTGGCGCCTTCATCGGCATGCTGAACCCGATCAGTCTGGTCACCATCGGATCGATCGCCGCCGGGGCTGCGATAGTGAACTGGCTGACCAGCGCGGGGGAAGAGGCTGAAACCCTCGAGGATTCGCTGTCTGACCTTGAAAGCGCGGTTTCCAACTATGTGGCATCGGTCAGGATTGCGCGGACCCCAACGAAGGAACTGGGCGATGAATTCGGAACAGCCGCTCAGAATGCCAAGAATTTCTTTGCAAACGCCGCGGAATTCGGCCGTCAGGCGGCGCTTGTCGAAATGCAGGCCGCTGCCAAAGGCCTGGCCGATCAGTTGCGCATTCTCGACGATGTCGATCTGCAACTTCTAGAGTTTGACCCGACAGGGCTTGAAACGCTTGAATTTGTCAGCGCCAGAATAAACGCAACTTTTGGCGTGACCATCGATCAAGCCAAAAAGATCGATCAGGCAATGGCGGGTTTGGCGCAGGCAACTGGACCAGAGGCGGTAACGGCAAGCGCCACGGAACTCTACAACGTTCTGATGCAGGTTTTCGGGAGTTTCGACAAACTGCCCGATGCGTTCAAAGGGTCGCTCGGAAGTCTAGAAACGCTCTTCGAACAGAGCGGTGCAATGCTTGCCGCACAAACAACAGAAATCGAACGTCAGGCGGCCATCTATGGCGAGTATGCCCGCACCCGTGAGGTGCAGGCGGCGGCGGAGCGGACGCTGGCGGCGGATCGGGCGGCGGCGCTGGCGGCTGAATACGGTCTGCTGGCGCAGACGCGTGTTGAAAGTGACGCAGATCTGGGCACGGCCCAAAGCATGCTGGCGGTGCTGAACGAACAGAACGAGATCATGGCCGCGACGTTGCAGTTCGGGGCCGACAGTGCCGAGGTGGCCGATCTGCGCGCGAGCGCCGAGCGCAAGGTGTTTGCGGAACAGGTCGCAACACTTGAGGTTGCCGACTCGGTCAAGCAAGCGCTGATGGCGGCGTTTGAGGCCGCTGAGGCGCTTTCCCGCGTGGATGTTGCCAGTGGCATAAGCGCGGGTGCATCCTCGGCACAGCGCCTGGCCGAATGGCTTGGCATTGCCCTTTCGGCAGCCTTGCAACTTGAGAAGATCACGCCTGCCATGGCCGACGAAGATCTGGCGATGTCGCAGGGCGTCATTCCAGACGCTGGCCAGAGGGCGACAAACCGAAACGCCGTGCTGAACTTCGGTCGGCTTACGACCCCGAAACCGGCGGCGGGTGGCGCGCGGGGCGGCGCTGGCGGCGCAAAGGCAGAAGCCGACGCGGTTGGCGAACTGATCGAAAAGCTGCGGGAAGAAATCGAGATGCAGCGGCAGACCGATCCGGTGCAGAAGGAAATGCTGAAGAACCGCGAGGCGATGGCCGGGGCAACCGACGCGGAGCGCGAGACGATCGAGGCGCTGATCGAGGCCAAACACCGTGAACTGGCCTTGCAGGAAACCCAGGACGAAATGCGCGAGGCGTTTGTTGGCACGGCTTACGACGCGATTCGCGGATTGGCGATTGAGGGCGAAAAGCTGAGCGACGTGATGGACAACGTCGCCAACGCCATCCTGAATGCAGTGCTGCAGGCGACGCTGCTGGGCAAGGGGCCGCTGGGCGGTCTGCTGGGCGGCGCGGGGGGCGGTGGCATCCTCGGCTCGATTGCCGAGGCGTTGTTTCCCAAGGCGCCCGGTCCAATCCCGGCCCTGGCGGGCGGCGGCATGATCTATGGGCCTGGTGATGGCACGTCGGATGACATCCTGATGTGGGGTTCGTCGGGCGAGATGATGATGAACGCCAAAGCGGTGCGCGCCAACCGCCATCTGCTTGAGGCGATGAATGCCGGTAACCCGATCCCGGCACTCGCCAGGGGCGGATATCTGGGCGGCGGAGCCGCTGGCGGGGGTGGATCGGGCGATCCGATCCTCAAGGTCGAATACCACGGCAACACCCCGATGACCGAGACGGTCGAGGAAACCACTGACAGCAACGGGCGCCGCCGCTTCAGGCTGGTGCTGGCCGATGCCACCGGCGACGGGCTGACCACGCGCGGCGGCGGCGGGCGGCGCGCGATGCGCAATGTCTATGGCGCCAAACCCCGAAGGACGCTGCGATGACCCTGCCCGCCTGGCCAGCCGAGCTGCCCCGCCCGATGCGTTCGGGGTATCAGGCACAGAACATGGACCCGCGCATCCGGCGGTCGGGCGAAACCGGCCCGCCGTCGTATCGGCGGCGCTATTCCAGTGTCGCGCGCCGGGTGGCGCTGGTGATCGATGTGCCACGCGCTTTGAAGGCGACGTTCGAGATTTTCCATGAACAGGTGCTGTCCCACGGTGCCTTGCCGTTCACGATGCCCGATCCCACCACCGATGGCTGGCCGCTGCTGATGTCGGATGGCACGCCGGTTTTGACGGCGGGCGGTGTGCGAATTCTGCTGGCGCGCCAGTGGGTGTGTCTGTTTGGCGAGGAACCCCCGGTCGAGCAGGTGATCGGCGTGCGCTTCCGGCTGGAATTTGGCGTGGTGGTGATGCCATGAGACGGCTTTCGCTGAACGCGCGGCGGATCGGGGAAGAGGCGAACACCGCCGCCATCGAGGTTGCGCTGATCTGTATCGAACATCCGGGGCTTGAGGCGCCGGTGCGCCTGTCCAGCGATCCGACCGAGCGGCTGTCTGTGGAACCTCTGGCCTATGGCACCCGGTCCACCTGGTGCGCGGCGAACCCGCTGTCCGATCCTTATCTGTTCGTGCTGGCCTCGGTCGAGGTGCCATCCGATCTTGAGGACGCGCCCGCCGAAGGGGTGCTGGTGCTGGAGAATGTCGATCGCGACATCGCCACCTTGCTGCGCAGCTTTACCGATCGCGCGCGGATCCACCTTGCCGTGGTGCTGGCCGGGTCGGCGAACCTGATTGAGGTCGAGTTTCGCGACATGCAGATCACCTCGGCCGAGGGGGACGTGGGCGAGGTGAGTCTGTCGTTCTCGCGCGCGCCGATCGAGGAGGAAACGGTGCCGATGGACCGCTTTACCAAGAACCGGTTCCCGGGGTTGTTTCGATGACCGGCCCTCAAATCTGGGCCAACCACTATGTCGGCGTGCCATTTACCGAGCACGGCCGCGATCTGTCGGGCTGCGATTGCTGGGGATTGGTGCGACTGGTGTACCGGAGCCGGCTGGGCATCGATCTGCCATCCTATGCGTCGGGCTATGCCTGTACGAGCGAGCGGGACGAGATAGATTCGCTGATCGGTGGCGCCGAGGAAACAGGCCCGTGGGTGCGTGTGGCAGATGATCATCGTGCTTTCGATGTGCTGGTGTTCCGGCGTGGCCGGGCGCGGGCCCATGTGGCACTTTGGGTCGCCCCGGGGCGGATGCTGCATGTCAGCGCGGATCATCCGGCCCGGATCGAACGGTTCGATGTGGCGCGCTGGTCAAACCGGTTGTGCGGGGCCTATCGGTACCGGTGGGGTGCATCGAAAAGCGGTGTTGAAAGCCCATTGAAAGGCCATTTCAGCCAGATTGGCACCCGGGTTCTGACGGCGCCGCTGATCGACCCCGGTCAGGCGCGGCGCTGCGAGACTGTGCCCGCAGGCCTGACGGTACAACAGATCGTCGATCTCGCGGCACCGGAACTGGCGCGCGGCCATGCAGGCGCTGTGCGGGTGGCGCTTGTGACGCCCGGGGGCGCGACGGTTCTGGCACCGCACCTCTGGCGCCACGTGCGCCCGAAACCCGGCACCGATGTCGTGATCCGTCTGGTGCCGGGCAATGACACGCTGCGCGCGGTCCTGCTGGCCGTGGTCAGCGTTGCCGCCATCGCACTGGCCCCGCACCTTGCGGGTTTCTTGAAGGTCACCAGCCAATTCGGGATCAGCCTTGTGGCGGCGGGCCTGACCGTGGTCGGGGGCCTTCTGGTCAATGCGCTGATCCCGATCCAGCGCCCCGAGGACGATGGGCGCGATACCTTTGCAATCGCCGGTTGGCGCAATCAGGCGCGCCCGGATGATCCCATTCCGCTGGTGCTGGGGCGCCACCGCATGTCCCCGCCCTTTGGTGCGACATCCTATACCGAAATCGTGGGTGACGATCAGTATGTGCGCGCGCTGTTCTGTTTCGGATATGGCCGCCTCGATCTGTCGGATCTGCGGCTGGGCGATACACTGCTGTCCGACTATGATAATGTCACTATCGAGATGCGCGAGGGGTTGGCTGCGGACACGCCAATCACGCTCTATCCCCGCCAGGTGCTGGAAGAGCCGTACAACGCCGAACTGCCCCGCCCGTTGCCCCGCGATGAATACGGCGAGGTGATCAACGGCGATCCCTCGGTTGAAATGCCCGTCGTGCGCGAAACTGCCGCCGATACGCAGACCGTTTCGGTGCTGTGCGGGTTTCCGGGGGGGTTGTTCAATTTCGACGAAGACGGCGATCTGCAAAGCCAGACGGTGACGGTGCGGATTCGCCAGAGGCTGGCCGATAGCGATCCCTGGATCGAGGTTGTCACGATGGACATCGGCGCCCAGCAGCGCAGCGCCTTTGTGCGCCAGCACAGCTGGCAATTGCCCGAGCGGGGCCGATGGCAGATCGAAGTGACCCGGATCAGTGAGGAGTCGACCGGGTCACAGATATCGGACCGGGTTGTCCTGTCTGCGATCCAGTCGATCCGCCCCGAACACCCGGTCAATATCGACAAGCCGGTGTGCCTGGTCGCGTTGCGCGTCAAGGCCAGCTATCAGCTGAACGGCCCGCTGGAGAATTTCAACGCCATCGTGCAGCGTTATGGGTTGTTGTGGGACGGCGAGGCGTGGGTCGAGGGCCTCAGCCGCAATCCGGCCAGCGCCTATCTGTCTGTTCTTCAGGGGCCGTCAAATCCATTCCCGGTGCCCGACGCCGAAATTGATTGGGACGGTCTGGCCGATTGGTTCACCTTCTGCGCCGACAAGGGCCTGAACTATGACCGGGTGCATGAAAGCGCCGAAAGCCTGTTTGACGTGCTGGCGGCGGTTTGCGGTGCCGGGCGCGCCACGCCGCGCCACGATGGGTTGAAATGGGGTGTGGTGATCGACCGGCCTCAGACGCTGATCGTCGATCACATCAACGGGCGCAATTCCGAAGGATTTGCCTGGACGCGCAGCTATTTCGACCCGCCCCATGGGTTTCGCATCAATTTCGTTGACGAGACGGCGGGGTATGAACAGGCCGAACGTGTCGTACCCTGGCCGGGCCATACGGGCGATATCACGCTGACCGAAACCATTTCGCTGCCCGGCAAGACCCACCCCGACGAGGTGTGGACCGAGGCGCGCCGCCGGATGTACGAGCTGATCCACCGGCCCGACAGTTACACCGTGACCCAGGACGGTGCGGCCCGGGTGGCAACGCGGGGCG